CTCGACCGTTCCGATGCCGGAGCTAAAGGCGACGCTGGATTATCCGGAGCCGTTGGATTGCGTTCGCTTCGATGATCGTATCGTCATCACCGCCAACGTATCGGCGTGCGACGCTTTCCTCACGGTTTACGATGCGAACCCAAATACGCTCGTCACCCGCGCCAGCATCACCGGCTCTCAACTCATTATCGAGTCAACGACCGCGAATGAGGAGTTGGGGAAAGCCGTTCTGCTTCGCGGGCTCGATTTGCTCGGCGTTTCCGGCGCTCGCATCTTCAACGTCGAGACTCAAAGACAAGCCTACTCGAAGATTGCGAAGATTGACGAAGCGAAGCGCAAGCGCTTCATCTCGTGGGCGACCGTCAAGCACGGCGTCTTCTCGCTTGGGCGGTTTGCTGTTTGGAAGCCGGGCTTGCTTCTCGATGACGTTCTGGGAGACGCGCAACGCATCGTCGGCTGGATTAAGAGCGGCGACCTCTACACAATGACCCAACAATCGGTGAAAGGCTAACCAATGTTTGTGACCTTCGATCCTCCGTCCGTCTCGCTGACGGATTACACCGGCATCGGTATGACCGACCCGGCGCAATATGCTGCGAAAGTATTGATCGCCGCGAAGGAGACGCGGCTGCTGCGAGCGCCCGAAGATCGTCCGACCCCGGACGAAGAACAGATCCAATACATTGCGCGGACCATTCCCGCGTCTTGGGAGTTCGTTCACTATACGTTTCTGATCAAGAACGTCACGCGCGCCTTCACCCATCAATTCGTCCGAACACGGACAGCGAGCTACGCTCAAGAAAGCCTTCGCGTCGTGCCAGTGACGGGAGGACCGGGCTGGCAATTTACGCTAGGTCCGACGCTCAAAGATAAGCCCGAAGCCGTTCGATTGATCGAGCGCCAGTGCGAGCAGATCGATGCGACGTATCGCTTGTTGATTGAAAGCGGCGTGGCGATTGAAGATGCGCGCGGGGTATTGCCGACGAATATCCGCACGAACATTATGATGTCGTGCCATCTTCGGACGCTGACGGAGTTGGTCGCAAAACGATCCTCCGAAAGGACGCAAGGCGAATATCGCGAAGTGCTCGAAATGATGGTGGAAGCGGTGAAGACGGTCCACCCTTGGACGGTCGCTTTCTTCGAGCGCGACGCGCTTCGCGTCCTGTCGGAGCTAGAGGCGAAAGCCGGGCGACTGTCGCGCGAATGGACGAAAGAGGATGCGACCGTTGTGATGAAGTTGATTGACGAATTGAGGAAGGCAGTTTGATGAGCGACCGACAAACGCCGCACGAAACGCTCGCTTGGCTGGCGGACCTCTACAACGCGAAGTCCAATGAATACGGAGACGCATATCTCAAATTCGGGAAAGTGATGTATGGGTTGATGGGGGAGCGTCCTCTTGTCCTTCGCGACGCGGACGATCACCTAGCCTATTATCTCACGCAGATGATGGCGCAAAAGCTCGCCCGTCACGCAACCAACTTCGACCGGGGCGGGCATCTCGACTCGCTGCACGATTTGTCCGTGTACGCCGCAATGCTCGCCGCCATCGTCGAGCGCCGCCAGAATGAGGAGGACGATCAATGAAAGTTTCCGCCATATCTATGAGCGACGTGATGTTGCTGATCGGATCGACGACCATTGAGCTCAATAAGCCGCCGACCGTATCCGCTCAAGAGTGGATGGCGTTCTGGCTGGTTGTTGCGACGGAGCCGGATGATTTGCCGCTTTATTGCCCTCATTGTAAGGAGAGTTTGGGGAACGATCTGGGAGAGCACCTATGATCAGGCTCGTCATATTCGACACAGAGACGACCGGGCTCGTGAAGTCGGCGCTCGTAAAGCCGGATGAGTTTCCGGAGATCATCGAGTTTGCCGCCATTCACCTCATCGCTGCCGAAGACGTCAATGGCTGGCTGATTGAAGAGGCGAACAGCTTCACGACCTTCGTCCGTCCCAATGGTCCGATCACGGACGAAGTGACGAAGATCACCGGCATCACGAAGCAGGACGTGGCAAACGCCCCGTCCTTCTCCGATATAGCCGCCACGGTTCGGGATTGGATTGAGGACGCCGACATTCAAGTCGCGCATAACCTCGCGTTCGATGCCGAGATCATCGACTATGAGCTAAAGCGTGCGGGGATGCCGAAGCTTGAATTGAAGTATCCCGTGTGTACGGTCGAGCAAACGCTTCATTTGTCCGGGCACAGATTAAGTCTCGGAGCCCTTCACTCTTACTTGTTCGGGTCCGCCCCGGAGAAGGCGCACCGCGCGCTGGACGACGTGAAGACGCTCTCTCGCTGCGTTCAAGATCTGATGAACAAAGGGGAGCTGATATGAGAGTCAGAACCGCATACTCATTTCGATACGCGGTCGGACGATTGGCCCCGATTATGGAGCGAATTGCTTCGTTCGGTTGGCCCGCTGCTCCGATCACGGATCGTGATTCGACGTTCGGCTTCCGCCGCTGGCGCGATCTGGCGAAGGCGTCCGGGCTCCGACCCGTCTATGGCGTCGAGATCGGCTGCGAGGCCGCGCTGGGCGATAAGAAGCAAAGCCTAATCCCCTTCGTGTTCCTCGCGACGCGCTCTCTCGCCAGCCTTCACTCGCTCGTCTCGCTATCTTCCTCGCATCCGGGGAAGTCGCCGTCGTTGACGTTCGATCAGGCTTTCGGAGCGAACGGCGTCGTGACGCTCGCCGGGGAGACGTTCATCCCGCCCGAAGGAATGGACGTGAAAGGGCGTCCGTTCCTTCTCTCGCCCGCGTCGCCTATCGGCGCGGTCAGGAAGCAACTGGCAGCGGGAATGATCCCCGTCGCATCCTCGATCAACGCTTACCTCAACGAAGGCGACGGCGAGCTACATCGCCTCACGCTTTCCAATTCACATTACTCCGTAGGCGGACAAACCTACCCTCAATGGCTTCTCTCCGATGACGAATGGTTCGATGCGACGAAGCGTCTCGCGCCAGACGGCGTGAGGATCGGCGCGCTGCGAACGCGAAACGCGATAATGAATGAGTGCGGGGATGCAGCTTGGCCTCTCGCTGCGCTCCCGGAGCCGAATGACCCGACGCCGATCCGCGTCCTTTGCGAGCGCGGGGCGAAGCGCCTAGGCATTTCGTTGACGGGCGAGTATGGGGAGAGGTTGGAGCGCGAATTGAGCGTGATCGCCGCGAAGAATTTCGAGGCATACTTTCAAATCGTCGCGCAGCTGACGTCTTGGGCGCGGTCGCGGATGGCGGTCGGCCCGGCGCGGGGCTCGTCTTGCGGATCGCTCGTTTGCTATCTTCTCGGGATAACGGCGATTGATCCGATCCCAGACGGGTTGATCTTCGAGCGCTTCATCGACCTCAACCGGAAGGATTTGCCGGACATTGACATCGACTTTTCCGATGAGCAGCGTCACCTCGTCTTCGAGCAACTTCAGCAATGGTATGGCCCGGAGCGCGTCGCGCGTCTCGGGACGGTCGTGATGTTTCAGCCGCGATCCGCGCTGCGAAAGATTGCGATGAACCTCGACGTGCCGATTGGACTGGCGTCTCGCGTCGCTGACGCGCTGCCGAACCTATCGACCGGGGATAGCCGCTATGGACATGCCCTCGAAGACGCCTTCACAGAGACGGAGGCCGCGCGCCGGATCGTCGCGGAATATCCGGCGCTGCGCCTAGCCGAGCAAATCGAGAATACGCCAAGCACCGCAGGCGTCCACGCATCCGCGCTCGTTCTCACGAATGCTCCGATTGCGGAGCATATGGCGACCGACGCCCGACGAACCGGAGCGACGCACTGCGACAAGGAGGACGCGGAAGCCATCGGCATGCTCAAGCTCGATCTTCTCGGGTTGACGCAATTGTCCGTGTTCGAACGAATTGCGCGGATGCTGAAGATTGAGGACATCGACGCTTGGTTGACGTCTATCCCGCTAGACGATCCAGCCGCGTTCGCAATCTTCTCGCAGAACAAATTCGCTGGTGTCTTTCAATTCAACGGAGCGGCAGTCAAGAACATCTCCGGCATGCTGGAGTTTGAGCGACTAGATGACGTCGTTTCGATCACCGCGCTCGCCCGCCCCGGACCTCTCGCCACTGGCGGAACATATTCGTGGTTGCGCCGTCGCCGGGGAATGGAAGCCGTTCCAGCGAAGCATCCGCTAATCGCAGCCCTCACCGCCGACACTTATGGCGTCGTGATGTATCAAGAAACCGTGATGCGGATCACGCGCGAAGTCGGACAATTCTCATGGGAGGATACGTCCGCCATTCGGAAGTTGATGAGCAAAAGCCAAGGCAATGAAAAGTTCGCCAAGTACGCTCAACAATTCGTCGAAGGCGCTGCGGTCGCCGGGCTCGGAGCCGATGAGGCGTCCGCGCTTTGGGACGAGATCAACACATTCGGTTCTTGGGCGTTCAACAAGTCGCACGCGGTCGC